AAAGCTTAAAGAAGAATCCGATAGTGCTAAAGCTGAATTAGTAGAGAAAGTTGACTCATACCTATCTTACGTAGTAGAAGAATGGATGAAAGAAAACGCTCTCGCTGTAGAAAGAGGCATTAAAGGAGAAATTGCTGAGGACTTCATCAGTGGTCTTAAAAAATTATTTGAAGATCACTACATTGATGTTCCAGATGAAAAATATGATGTGCTCGAAGATCAAGCTTCTAAAATTGAAGACTTAGAGAAAAAACTTAACGAACAGATTGAAAAGAATGTTGAACTAAACAAGTCAAACGGTGAATTGGTAAAACAAGACATCATTGACGAGGCATCTGCTGATTTAACAGATACTCAAAAAGAAAAGTTTAACAAACTTGCTGAAGAAGTTGAGTTTTCAAATTCTGAGGAATTCAAATCTAAAGTAGATACTATTAAAGAATCTTACTTTGGTAAAAAAGAAGTTAAACAAGAGAATGACATTGATAATGTAGCGGTAGGCGAAGAAACAACAAACGTTGATTTGTCAGAAGCGATGGCTGCTTATACCGCCGCTATTACAAAAACAAAAGACATTAAGTTGTCGAAATAATAGAGGAGAGATAAAGATATGTACTTATCTGAAACTTACGAAAAAAAATGGCAGCCAGTCTTAGAACACGCTGATCTTCCAAAGATCACTGATTCATACAGACGTGCCGTTACAAGTGTTATCCTTGAAAACCAAGAGAGAGCACAAAAAGAGGATGCTGCTTTCATTAGTGAAGCTGCTCCTACAAACGCTACTGGTTCTTCTATCTCAAATTGGGATCCAATCCTAATTTCTTTAGTTAGAAGAGCAATGCCAAACCTTATCGCTTACGATATTGCTGGCGTACAACCAATGACTGGTCCGACTGGTCTTATCTTCGCAATGAGAAGCAGATACACTTCACAAACTGGCGCAGAAGCTATGTTTGCCGAAGCTGATACTGATTTCTCAAGCAGAAATGCTGCTGGTGACTCAACACTTCCAGGTGTTGGTGGAGCTGGTTCATCTGCTCAGTCAGGAACAAATCCATCTGTACTTAACGATTCACCTGCTGGTACTTACACAACTGGTACTGGTATGGCAACAGCAACTGCTGAAGCTCTAGGTGATTCAGGCAATAATGCTTTTGCTGAAATGGCGTTCTCAATTGAGAAATCAACTGTGACTGCTAGAAGCAGAGCTTTAAAAGCTGAGTACACAATGGAATTAGCACAAGACCTTAAAGCTATTCACGGCTTAGATGCTGAAACTGAATTAGCTAACATCCTATCTGCTGAAATCTTAGCTGAAATCAATAGAGAAGTAGTTAGAACAATCTATTCAGTTGCTGAAAAAGGTGCTTCTGCTAATACAGGAACAGTCAACACAACTACTGAAGGTGTATTTGATTTAGATACAGACTCTAACGGTAGATGGTCAGTTGAGAGATTTAAAGGTCTTATGTTCCAAGTTGAGAGAGAAGCTAACGCTATCGCTCAAAGAACACGTAGAGGAAAAGGTAACATCATCATCTGTTCTTCAGACGTTGCGTCTGCTTTACAAATGGCTGGTGTCCTTGACTACACTCCTGCTCTTAACAACAATCTAAGCGTTGATGACACAGGCAACACATTTGCTGGTGTATTAAACGGTAGATTTAAAGTGTACATTGATCCATATTCAGCAAACAATACTGCTAGCCAGTATTTCGTTGTTGGATACAAAGGAACATCTCCGTATGATGCTGGTATATTCTACTGCCCATACGTACCACTACAAATGGTAAGAGCTGTTGGACAAGACACATTCCAACCTAAAATTGGATTTAAGACAAGATACGGTCTTGTTGCTAACCCATTCGCTGAAACTGGTGCCGCTTCAGGTGCTGTTACAGCTGTGAATGACGCTGGTAACTTAAATTCAAACAGATACTACAGACGAGTTAAAGTTTCTAACTTAATGTAATATCAGTTGGAATACCAACTATATTTAAAAGGGGAGGCGTCAAAACCTCCCCTTTTTTTTAGCATATAAATACTTTTATGACAACGATTAATTCGCTTTCCAGACAACCAACTGCCCAGGATTACGCTAGTCCTACACAGTTTAAGTTTAGTATTATCAAGTTACCTAAAGTAGAATACTTTTGTACTGCTGTTAATATACCTGGTATTCAATTAGGTTCTACAGAACAACCTACATCACTAAAAGATATACCTATTCCAGGTGATAAACTAACTTATGATACTTTATCAATGACTTTTATGATAGATGAAAATTTAGAGAACTACCAAGAGATACACGGCTGGTTAGTAGGTTTAGGTTTTCCACGTGACTATTCTGAATTTAGAAATTTAGCAACTTCAGGAGATGATAGATTTCCCGGAACATCTAATACCGTTTCAACAGAACCAGGTAAAGTTAAATACGGTGCTAATAATTCTGGTGGAACATTTTCAGATGCTACGTTGTCTATTTTGACAAGTAAAAACAATCCTGTACTTGAAGTTAGATTTAGAGATATATACCCTACAGTATTGTCTGGTTTAAATTACGACCAACAAGCTGGTGATGTAGATTATCTAACGGCAAGTGTAACATTTAATTATAATATATACGATTTTGCTAGTGTAGGTTCTTCATCAACCTCAGTAACAACATCTTAAAAACCTTTACAATTTAAAGGTTTTGTGATATAATGGAGATATTATGGACTTAGAACAATTACAAGAATTGGTTGATAAAGACTTAAAAATTAATGATACAGAACTTGATTTAGAAGCTCTTAAAACACCTCAACTACACAACAAATATATGAAATACTTAACTAAGTTTAAGTTAATGTTAAGTAGAGCAGATACAGAATATAACAGTTTAAAAAAAGAAAAATGGGAATACTATACAGGTAAAGCACCTGCTGAAGTATATGCTCTTAAACCATTTGATTTAAAAATACTTAAAACAGATATAGACAAATACTTAGACTCAGACGAAGAACTACAAAGACAAAAACAAAAAGTTGATTATTTACAAACAACAGTTGACTTTTTAGATAGAACTATTAGACAGATAAGTAATAGGGGTTTTTTAATTAAAGACGCCATTGATTGGAGAAAGTTTACTAGTGGAGCTATTTAATGTTTTTGGATTCATCTTATTACATTAAAGAAAAAGCATTTTCATCATCTTTTTGTGATGATATAATGAAACAAGGTTATAAAAAGAAGTTAGAAATGGCTAAAATTTCTGACGGCAATCAAGTTAATCGTAAGTCACACGTAAGTTGGTTAGATGATAAAAACCTTGTAGAACAAATCACACCTGTAATAAATGAAGCAAACAAAAAAGCTGGTTGGAACTTTTTATTAAGAGAGTTTGAGCCATTACAATATACCGTTTATAATATAAGAGATCATTATGATTGGCACATTGATACACACGCCAAAGTTTATAAAAATGGTTTAATTAGAAAATTAAGTTTTACTATCTGTTTAAATGATGATGAAACTGAAAACAATAATTACAAAGGTGGTAAATTTGAAATATGTATACCACACCCACGTTATCAAAAACACAAATATTTTAAATTCAAAGAAACTTTTAAACAAGGAACGATCATAGTTTTTCCCTCTCACGTATGGCATAAAGTACACCCTATCACATCTGGTACAAGAAAAGTATTAGTTGGTTGGGTTGTAGGTAAGCCTTTTGTATAATGACTACTACCCGATATTTAATCATAGATAAAAAAGACGAAGTCTATTTAAAGATAGAAGCCGACGCCGACATTAGACGAGAACTTGGTGAATACTTTACATTTGAAGTGCCAGGTTTTAAGTTTATGCCACAATATCGTAATAGAGTTTGGGACGGAAAAATTAGATTGTTTAGTTATGCCACAGGTCAAATTTATACTGGTTTATATCCTTATATTGTTGATTGGTGTAATAAAAACGGTGTACAAATAGTCGATGGCACTAAAATAAAAGACGTTAATATATCAGACGAAAAAGTAGATAAGTTTATAAAAGCACTTAAAATACCTAAAATAGAAATAAGAGATTATCAAAAAGAGGCATTTGTTCACTCTATAAAAAAGAATAGATGTTTATTAGTTTCGCCAACGGCATCAGGTAAATCACTTATTATATACTTAATTCTTATCTTTAATTTACTTAGATTAAAAGATACTAAACAAGATAAGATACTTATTATTGTGCCCACCACATCATTAGTAGAACAATTATTTAAAGACTTTAAAGATTATGGTTATAATAGTTTAAGAAACATACACAAGATATATTCTGGACACGATAAAGATACAAATAAAAGAGTTATTATATCAACTTGGCAATCAATCTATAATCAGCCAAAAAAATGGTTTAATCAGTTTGGTATGATAATAGGTGATGAGGCACATTTATTTAAAGCCGTTTCATTAACTAAGATTATGACTAAACTTGTCAACTGTAAATATAGAGTTGGTTTGACAGGAACTTTAGATGGCACAAAAACACATAAACTTGTATTAGAAG